CTATTAAATGTTCCAGACACCCCCATCTTTTCTAAAATGAAAGATGAGATGGCAGAAAAGCTTGCTTATCAAGCATATAAGCGGGGATATACCCTCAAACCTGCATTAAAAGAAGCAAAAAATGCAGGAAGAAAGCTTTTAGGTGATGAACTTGCAAAGCTAAAAAAAGAACTTGCAGAAAAAATCCCACGCATGGAAATACCCGATGTAAAAGCCGGTACTACCGCAACAGAATATCTTAAAGACTGGGAGTTAAAGGTATGGGATGAGTTCAAGGAGCTAACAGAAAACCTTACAACAGAAGAAGGTCTTCTTGCCGCCTTTGCTGCTTTAGCAGACTCACCAAAAGTGATTAATCAGAAGACAGTAGGCAAAGATGCCTATGACTTCTATAAAACCAGATATAAGTACCTTCTTGGTCAAAGAATGGGTGAGCTTCCGAAGGAACTGGAGCCTGTAAAAGAAGCATTTACCTCTTTGATAAAACATTACGAACAAATGTATATCAAGCACGGGATGACTTTTGTTAAGAGCCCTGTAGAAATGCTTAGGCTTTGGGGCGTTGTTGATTACGTTCCTCACACACCCTTGCCGGGACTAGAAGTCCTTAGCAATGGTCTTACCGAAACCTTTATGATCAAGGGTGCTAAAAAGGACTACAACGAGGCACTTGAAAGGTCTTTCGGTACTGGTTTAGAGCAAAGAAAGAGACGGCTTTTGCAAGGGACCATGAGAGAAGTAAATGCTTCTGCAAATAGAGAAGGAGTTGTGTTGGGAACATCCCCAACAACGCTTCTTGCTAGATATTTAAGTGCGTCTAAAGCTATATCAAACCAAGAGTTTATGTATTCTCTTTTGGTTGGTGGTGTTTTAAAGCCTGTTAAGCCTAAAAGTCCTTATGACCACGCCCTAGAAGTTCTTGCTAAGAAATACAATCTCGGATTTGATGAGGCCATTGAGTCAATGTCAAGGGCCGAGCTTTCTGGTCTAGTCACAACAAGCAATAAACTTTTACCGGAAGAGATGACTCTTCTAGATAATCTTCTTACTACCGCTGATTCTGGTGAAATGGTAAATGTTGCTCAGCGTGCCATTGATCTTGGATACACCCCATTATTTGACAATGCATCAAAGATGCTTAGCAATGATCTTCTTGTAAATGGAAACGCTGCTCAATGGGCAAAAGCAAACCTTCTTCCAAATCAAATGGACGATCTTATTGAAGAAGCTGCAAAGTATAGTAGGGCAGAAAGAGAAGATAAGTTTGCCAAGTTTGTAAGAGACACGCCTGCTATTAAGAAAGGCGATCAGATTATTAGCGTTGTAGGCCAGATTAGAGCAAACGACTACAAAAATGGTCAACCCCTTTATGACGTAATGTCTCGATACCAAGATGTTCTCAATAAAGAACTTAGAGATGCGGCATCTGATCTCTCAAAGAAGGGTATGGATGCGACCTCTATAGCTTCACAGCTATCTAAAAATAAGTCTTCTTTACAAGAAAAAGCTTGGAATACTGTTGCAAAAGAACTGAATCAAAAAGCTTCAGATCTAAAAATATTAGAAAGGGTCAGTGGTGGTGAGTCACTTAGAGCCTTTTATAATCAACAAGATCAAATGTGGAACTTGTATGTTCCTGACGTTGTTAAGCAGTCTTTTGATGATCTCTTTCAACCTATTAATGAGGGTGGCAAAGTAGTTAAAGCTCTTAGAAGATTTAATGACTTCTGGAAGCTTCGCGTCACGATTATCGCAGCAGCGTTCCACTCAAGAAACCATCTTTCTAATAAGCTTAGCAACTTACTAGACACTGGCATTGCTTCTTTAAATCCAAAGACAGGATTTGATGCTGGACAACTGTCTGCTTTAGTTCATTACAGAGATAGATACGGGTCTATAGAAGCCGCTAAGAAGATTTTATCTGCACCTCAAGGTAGGGCTGAGCCACTCTGGAGGTACAACAATAGAAAAGCAGCTAACTCTTTATTAAACCAGCTTGCCAAGCCGGGTAAGACGTTTGATTTAGGCGACGGAATCTTTAGATCCGCAGATGAATCATTAAAGATTCTAGAAGAAAACGGGGTTATTGCTGGAAGTCTTCAACAGTTTGTTGATGTCAATATGTACGAGACACAGCTTGCTAGAATATATCAATCTGCTGGTATAGAAAAAAATCTAGACAAAGCAAAGCGTGCTGCAAGTGCTATTGAAGACGGCGTCATCATGGCTTTGCCCGGTCTTATGACGGGAATGGTTCTTCCTATTGGACTACCTAAAAAGGTAGGTTCTGCAATCGGTAGGTCTGTTGAAAACCAAGCAAGGCTAGTAAACTTTATAACCAATAATAAAAAAGGTTTAAGTTTTAGTCAGTCTGCAAAAAAAGTAGAACAGTTTTTGTTCAACTACAGAGACCTTACCGCAGCACAAAAAGACTGGATGAGATTAATCTTTCCATTCTTTACTTGGACTCAAAAGAACATAGCTCTACAACTTAAAATGATGCAAGAGAACCCTGTGTTTTACTCACAGTTCCAGCGTGTTCTTATTCATCAAGGCCCAGAAGTCGTAGAAGCTTACAATCAAGAGATTGCTGGAGAAGAATACAGCCCTGTAAGGTCATCAGGTAAGTATCAGATGGCATTTAGAGATGACCACGCAAGAAACTTTATTAGGTTTCCTGTTCCCGGTAAGCCCGGTTTTTATGTAGAGGGGCTTGGTCTTCCTCAAGAGGCTTTGTTCGATCAGTTTGAAATGATGTCTCAGTTGAAAGACTTAAAGCCTACATTCCAAAGATTAGATAATAAAAATCAAGGTTATAGGTTTCTCGGTCAAACCCATATGCTTTTAAAGTATGTCACCGAAAGTATGCTTTTAAAGCACAATACTTTTATGGACATGCCGATAAGAGATATGACCAGCGGTAGGTTTATTGGTCAAGTTTTGGGAGCTATCAGAAACCTTCCTTTGGTTGGCGAGTCCACGGCTGGCGCACTGGAAGACATCACTGGATATAATGCCAATCAATATTACAGCACCAAATACAATACGTTTATGAGCAATCCAAGAGTAAATGGTTTTGCAAACTACAACTTTTCTGCTTTGCCTTGGTCTCGCGTACTGAAAGACGCTGCTGCCGCATCTATGATGTTTAATACAACTTACTTAGACAGAATGGATGAGAGTATGAGGGAGAAATATGCTGAAAGCGATGCTCTTGAGCCTCTTCCAGAGCGACTTAAAGTGCTTGATGCAATCACTGGTATTCGTATTATTGCCGACAACAAAGAAGCAAGAAAAGCTCGCTTCGATTATGATGTAGAGCAGAGAAGACAAGAAGCATTTAGACGTGCTGGTATTACTGGCACTGGCAAATTTGAATTTCTAAAGGAACAGTAAAATGGGTATTCGTACATTCAGTAGGTTCTCTTATTCCTACGCTCATCAGATTAGTTTTAATGATACAAACTTTACTGCCTTTGAGGTGGCTCAGGACTTGACCAACTCTCCAGAGTCTGATCGGGTTCCTGATAGTTGCGAAATAAAGAGTGTTGAGTTTGAGTTCACAGCAGACGGTAGTGCTACACAGGTCACTATGTATATTGCTAGGGACTCACAAGGCAGTGCTGGTATTACTCCGGGTGGCACAACTGGTGCAACAGCAGCCTTAACTGAGGGTCTCTCAAGCAATAAGTCTTCTGCTGTTTTTGAAATCGACAGCGATTACCACTTTGACTCAAGCGTTTCTAATACAAAGAAAGGAAGTATCTACATCATTGCAAAGGTAAATGATGCAACAGGTACTCCAACTGGAAACATTCGGCTCAACTGGAGGGCGTAGTGTCTAACGTATTTGAAAATACTATCTCTGTTGATGCCAGCGGAAATGCAACTATTGAGGGAGACCTTACTGTTAAGGGAACCACAACAAGCATTGAGACTGTAAATCTTAAGGTAGAAGATAAGCTTATTGAGCTTGCCAGCGGCACAACAGGAACACCTTCAGGTGATGCAGGATTAATCATCGAGCGTGGTTCTTCAGATAATGCAGCTATTATCTGGGATGAAAGCGGTGATACCTTTGTTGTTGGTACCACTACCGCTACTGGTTCAAGCAGTGGTGACCTATCGATTACAGACGGAGCCTTAAGGTCTGCATCTTTAGATACTAGTTCACTTTCTGTTGATAATAATGTGACCAATACAGCAGCAGGAACATACGCTGCAATAACGGTTGATTTTGACAAGACAGGTGCAAGTACATCGGACAATGACCTTGTCGGAATCTTTGTCGATATGGACAATACTACGGCTGAAGGCGGAACCAATACAATGACCGGCGCGTTGATTACTCCAACGCTAACTCACGCGCAGTCTTCGGGAACAACACTTGTCAAGGGTATTGAAATCACTGCTACTGGTAGTGGTCCCGGCAATACTACAACACGCGCACTGGACTTGACTGCTACAGGAGCAGACTTCAATCAAGGCGTGTTCATGAAGATTGATAACGGTGGTCCAGACATTAAGATGTTGAGTTCTGCCAGTAACTCTGACTTCTCGACTATATCTACCGGAGCCAATGGTGAGTTGACTATTGCAACAACCGATGGTGGTGGAACCGATGGGCACATCAATCTTGTTCCTGATGGTCGAGTTGTCATTGGTGACGGAAGCGCCGTTGATACAAAACTTGTTTTCGACGGTAATGCTGCTGACTTCCGTATTGGAATCGATGACGGAACTGACACGCTAGAGATTGGTAAGGGTGTTGCTCACGGTACAGATGCAATCATCAAGATTAAGTCTTCAACTAACCTTGAAATGATGCTGAACTCTGGTGTTGCCGATAATGAGGTTTCGGGAACACTTGCTATGTTCACCGCAGCCGAGGATCTCACCGCTGGTGAAGTAGTCTGTTTTAAATCAGATGGAAAAGTACACAAGGCTGTAGCCACGGCTTCGGCTACAAGTAGATGTGTTGCGATGGCAATCGCACCAACAAGCGTAAATACAATGGGACCATTCTTGTTGAAGGGGTTTGCTCGTTTTGATAGCGAGTTCCCAACTTGGACTGTGGGGGGCGCACTTTTCACACCAGAAGCAGAGACATCCTCAAAAAATGTTCCTGAACAAACTGCTCCCAACACTAGCGGAGACTTCGTTCAAGTCATTGGGTATGCTATTTCTGCCGATGCCATTTATTTCGATCCCGATAGCACTGTGATTGAGGTAGCATAATGGCCGATTACGAGGCATGTAACGGTGTTGCCATTGGTAATCTTGAAGCTTGTAACGGAGTTTCAAAGGCAAACATTGAAAGCATCAATGGGCTTACTGTTCCTGCTGCCGCCACTGGTGCCACTCGCTGGGTAGCCTTGGCTGAAGACGGTTATGTTGGCTATTGCTCAAACTCTGACCGTACATCTTGGACAGGGTATGACAATGACTCTGGAACTTCAGACGCCGTTGATATTGCCTTTGGTAAAGACAACAATGGTAACGGTATTTATTGTGGTACTCGGGCGAGCGGAAGTCGAGAGATTGTCGTTTCTGGGACTGACGTAACACAAGTTGGTAACTGGGCCGAAGTAAACCTACCCGGTGGTACCATTAAGCAAATGAACATTCAGTGGGGTGCAAGGTCTAATGGCGCTGCTGCTGGTGTATGGATGAGCGTGGGGTCTCAAACAGGTAATCCAGCGGGTATATTCAGAAGTATTGATGGCGCTCAAAACTGGACTAAGATTGATCTCAGCAACATTTCTGGTCATGCAACTAACAAGTTTATGAACGGGATAGCTAACGACGGTTCTGGGAACTGGATGACATTACAGGGTGAAAACGGCGGTCGGATCTACTATTCAAATGATGACGGCGCTTCTTTCGTAGCCTCAAGCCCTTTTCAGATCGGACGAGGTCAAGCTATTGCCTACACCAACAATACTTGGGTTGTAGTGTATTCAAGACAATCTCAAATACAAGTAAGATGTGCAGCCGCTTCTGACATTCAAACTTGGAGTTCAGAACTTGATATTACCCCTCCGGTCCCTCATTTAACCCAAGCCGGACAAAAGGTAAGCATCGCGTGCGCCAACGGCAGGTGCGCTGTTGTAGGTCAGGCTGACGGAGACGTTGCTTACTTCGACGTAAATGGAACAACTACGCCCACACTAAACACGGCGATGCAGATTACCGCTGCTGAATCGTCAGATAGCATTTTTGATGTTGCCACTGATGGAACTACTTGGCTGATTTCGTGTAAGGATGGAGATATATACGAAGCCGCCCACTCTGACTTGTCAAGTTGGACAAGAATCGTTGATGGTTTTCAAGCGAACTCGGGTGGAAGCAACGTAGCAAACAGAGAAAAAGATTTGGTCGGCATATGTGCTGATGTTGTTTTACCCTTGTAATATACTTAGTATTCCTAAAAAAAGGATTTGAAATGTCTCTCAAAGTTTCTGGATTTAGTAGCGCTGCTTTGCAATATAAGATTGTGTTCTTTAACAACGCTAGTAATACACCAACTTCTGCCATCAATGAAAACGTCACTGGAACATCGGGTCGTTGGTATTCAGTAGATGCTACAAATGCTTCTGGTTCGGCAGTATATGTACGTCTTTCGGATGGGTCGGCTCCAACTCTTGGCACCACTGCTGCTGATTGGCAGTTTCATATTCCAGCAAACTCTAGTAAGCGTATTGAGATTCCTACTGGTGCTCCGTTTACGACTGGTCTAAATCTTTGGACTGGCGGAAACTCTGATCCTAAAAGCTCTAATGCTCCTGCTGCTGGCGGAGTAACTGTAACTGTAGTTTGTTCTTGAGGTGAACCATGGCTGTAACTGTAAGTAATATTGCTGATCCTCTTGGATCAAAACTAATCATTGATGCAGATTCAAACGCTACTGCTGAAGATGATGTGACCGGAGCAAACTCAACCATTATTTATGCGGTTGAGATTACAAACTCCGATAACCAAACTCCTGTATATACGAAGCTTGCAGATACAGGTGATGCTACTTCTGGTACGACAAACCCTTATGACATGGTAAAGGTGGCCTCGGGATCAAAAGAAACGTACATCATCGGTACTGGTTTATCGTATGGGAACCTTTCTTTTTGGACTGTGCTTAGTCCATATACATTCACAGCAGATAACACTGGCGCTGATGATCCCCCTGCCAGTCCTGTTCAAGTAAAGATTCTTTGCACTTGAGGTTTATATGTCTATTTTAGATACTCTATTTAACTCTCAGAAGCGTATGTCTTGGCGTCGTCTTGCAGTCCTTGCACTTGGTACGGGGCTGTTGATTGCGGGCCGTCTAGAGTCTGCTCAGTGGCTTTACTTGGGCCTTGCTTATATCGCTGGTGACTCGGCTGAAAAAGCAATGGCAGCACTCAAGAAGTCGTGAATAAGATCTGGAAGTATATTGTTGGCGCGGCCTCTGCATTAGTGGCTGCGCTAATCATTTTTAGGAAGAAGAAAAAAACTGCACCTATCGAAGCTCCTGAGAATCCTGTAACAAAGGTTGTTGTTGAACAAATAAATGATGATCTAGAACAAGAGTTAGAGAAAGTTAACTCTGCAATAACGGGCGAAAGCCCAGCAGAAAGGTTGGCTAACTTAGGAAATAGCAGAGGTAGAAGTTGATTTTACTTTGTCTGATAGGTGTCGCATTAGGTTCTCCTGTGCCTCAGCGACCTCCCCCGCCAGACAAGGTTGTTGGCGAATGCAGCAGTAATATTCCTATTAGTCAGGGTCAGTTGCTGCCGGATGGTATAGCCTCTTCATCTGTCCAAGCTCACTGTTCGGCAGTAGCTGTCCCGCTTTCTCAATATGCAGACCTGTTAAACACTGAGCAATGGGCTGTGGCACTAAACAAAAGGTATCATTTAGACGTAGCCAATCTTAAATACGAAGTTCAGTGGTATAAAGATAAGCTAAACCAAGAAACAAAGCAGAAACCTTTTTTAGAAAGGGCCTCGACGCAGCGCTGGCTTGGTAGAATAGAGACGTTAGTTGTTGTCGGTGTTGTTACCGCAGGTCTTGGTACAACTTATTATTACTCTTCTGGAGCAAGCAAATGAACTACAAAGAGCTAGCTGTTCCCATTGGTACCATTATCTTTGCTGCCGGTATTTCGTTTGCTTCCTTTGATTCTGCTGCAAAAGATACAAAAGAACTAGAAGATAGAGTCAAAAGTCTTGAGTCCAAAGAAGGTAAGCAAGAAGTTGTTGATTTAAAAATCGAAGGTGTAGAGAAGCGTCTTGATAAGATGGAAGAACTAATGGCGAAGATGCTTGAAGTTCAACAACAACAGGCCATCAATCAAGCCAAGATTTGCTCAGCAACTAATGCAGACTGTGACTAATGAGACCTCTACTTTTAGATTACATTGAATCGATTGGTCATGTTGTATTTGAATCAGGTCAATACAACTTAAATATTATTGGTATCCGAAGTAAGCGACACAAAGCAAACAGCTTCGATGATCGTATTTGTGTTGTATTTAGAGATGAACATGGCTGGATTACTCGAACGTGGAAATGCACAACTGAGCCCGGAAAGTACTGGCTAGCAAACCCCACAAATGTAGACGGCACTGCGATTCTTGTACCGGGTCAATATAGATCTGTTTGGAAGATTGCAAAGCACCAAGGCAAGTATGATGCGCTCTGCCAAAGGAACGGTACAGTCAAGACTTACCGTGATAGCAATAAAGACGATGTTATTGATCTTGATGTACGGTCTATTACTGAAGGCTATTACGGAATCAATATTCACAAGGCTGGTCAGTCATCTACACAAATAGATCGTTGGTCTGCCGGTTGCCAAGTATTCGCTAATGCTTCTGACTTTGAAGAGTTTATGAGTATTTGCTATGCAGCAAAATCTAAATGGGGAAACTCATTTACTTATACTTTGATTGATGAACCGGAGTGGTGATGGACGCTGTTCTGGATTCTTTACTCGCTGGAGGTCACCTAGGCCTCTTTGCTGCGTTTCTTGTGTATCAGTTTATGGCTATGCAAAAACGTCTTGATAAGCTTGTGAGCGGCTTTCAAGAGCAGGTAGATGAAATCAGACGTGAGTATGGTGAGCGCACAGAAAAAATGCGTGAAAGATACGATCGAGTAATCGAAGAGTATAGAAGCAGAGAAGATGCTCAAGCAAAAGACTTCTTAATCACAAGAACAAAAGTTCATAACGACATCGTAACAAAGCTAGAGAGAATCTTAGACAAGCAATAACCTACTTTAATCCGTAGTTATCTCTTGCCCATCCCGATCCCTTCAATGAAAAGTTAGTTGCTACTATCTTCTTTGTCATTGACGAAGAGCATTTATTGCAGTCTGGTTTTGGGTCATTGAATGCCTGAAGCATTTCAACTTTGGTTTTACATTCCTTACATTCGTAAACATAAAGTGGCATATTAGGCTCGCATTTTAGCTTTGCTAAGACTGCTTAATAGTACTGTGTGAGACTTTGATATCGTTTTAGAGCAGCTTTTACAGTTTGTATTCTTACCGCTTTTCGTCCAACCAGAGGGTAAAAAATAGTTCTCACCTCTTTGCGGACAAACAACTGGAAACTTTTTGTGGCACGTACTGCACCTTAAATAGGTTCTTGAAGGTGACACTCGGGTGCTCCACTAAACGCATTTATAATGCTTAGACATTCTTTTGTAGATAGGTTTAAAGCATACTTTATTTTTATGAACGTGGGTATAGATGGGACGCGCTTACCTGACTCGAAGTAACTGACGGAAGCCGGTGTCACTCCTAGCATGCGCGCTAGCTCGCCCTGAGACAGGCCCCTTGTGCGTCTTTTCTCACGGATGATTCCAGAGATCACAAGGGCTACGCCCTTGTGCTGTGCTTGATTCGGTCGTTTCACTTGACCTCCCCTTGACCACCAGTTAACTTGCCGTTTCGAGGCCGTCAAACCGTCTCGTCTAAACTCCCGTTTCGGGTCAACAAATGGAATGCAAATGAGTCTAATACCGGACCAGTCAGAACGCCTAGTACTAGGTACTCTATTAGTATCATCAGGTAATAAGTTACCCTTAGTAGAAGATGTTCTAAAGAGTAATTACTTTTTTAGTGAGAAAAATAGAAATATTTATAATTGGATTTGTACTAGATTTGCTGAAGGTAAAGCAGCAGATCTTGTCTCTCTTTTAGAGAGTGTAGGTACAAAAACTATTAGTAAGTTTGGTGGCATGGACTACGTCCTTGCTCTTGGGCAAGATACTGTAATAGGCGACGAAAACTTAAGAAGCTATTGCAAGAGAATCTCAGAGTTTCAGAGGCTTAGGTCGCTGTCACAAGCTGCGAGAGAAATACTATGCCACCTAGAAGATCTTGATCTTCCTCCAGCAGACATCATTAAAGCAGCAGAGTCATCAATACTAAACGTAAGTAGTCAGGCTGACTCAATACAAGGGATCCTCTCTATGAGAGAGGCTGCTGCTGAACGTAAAGGATCTTGGGGAAAGATTATTGATGGTGAATCTGTAGAGTATGTACCCACAGGCTTTGCATCATTCGACAATCATTACGTTGGTTGGCCCCGTGGATACATGACAATACTCGGAGGTAGGCCAGAGATTGGCAAGACTATGTTTCTTGTGTCTGCTGTACTTCGTGCAGCGCAGTCTGGCATTGCTCAAGGTGTTCTATCTATTGAGATGCCACGGTGGAAGCTTGTAGACAGAATGGCTTCTATTATTGCAGGTGTTCCGATTAGTGCTCTACACGAAAAGAGTGCCCATGAAACTGAACTCATAATGCAAGCCGCAGACAAGCTTATGGATGAGCCAATATTTTTGGACGATGCTTCATCCACTGCTGACTCTGTTGAATCTGCAATACGTAGGATGGCAAGGCAGCATAACTGCCAAGTAATATGGGTAGACTACTTGCAGTTGATTCGACCTCCAGCGCACTTACCTGCAAGTAGAAACAGAGCTTGGGAAGTAGACGAGATAAGCGAAACTTTGCGTCGTTGTGCAAAGCAGGAAAATGTTGCGATCATTGCACTAATGCAGCTAAACCGTGGAACAGAAGAAAGCTTCACAAATGGTAGAAAAGGTGTCCCAAGTTCGCATCACTTTAGGGGATCAGACAAGCCTTTGCATGACGCTGCGCTTGCGTTTGGTTTGTATAGACAGTTCCAATACAAAAAACCCAAGAAGGTTAACAACGAAGATTACTCAAACGATGAGTTGGCTGGCATGCACCAGCCGTTTGAACTTGTTGCTCTCAAAAGCAGGGATCACTCTAAAAAGAATATAGTTCTTTGGTCTAAGCTTAGGTTGCAACGTGTCTATGATTCACTTGACCAAGGCTTCAAGAGGCCGAACTGGTCCCCAGACTTCATAGAGTAGTGGCCAAGAAACGTAAGACTGCAAACATAAGTGCAGAGTCTTTTAGATTCAGGCTCAAACTACTGTCATTGGCAAAGAGAAAAAGCCTAAAGCAAATACATACGGAAGCTGGTGTGGACCCTCGACATACCAGAGACATCATTGCAAGAGGGAAAAATCCAACCTTTCTACTCTTAGAAAGGCTTTTAAAACCGCAAGGCATATCAGTACTCCGGTTTACCGGAGACATAAAAAGCTTTGCAATATTTCTCAAAAAGGAGATTCACAATGGAACTTGATTGGAAAACTGTTTGCGCTGAGCTTGCTAAACCATTTAATGACGAAGATGTATTTTGGCGTGTAGACAGATCGTTTGGTAACTGGGCTCGTGTTCTTTGCTATCTTGATGCCCGTGCTGTAATGGACCGACTGGATAGTGTAGTTGGCCCACAAAACTGGCGAGACATTTATACAGAAACACAGAGCGGTAAAAACATCTGCACACTTTTCATCCGAGTTGGTAATGACTGGGTAGGTAAAAGTGATGGCGCAGGTAATACAAACATTGAAGGTGACAAAGGTGGTTTGTCTGATGCATTCAAACGTGCAGGAGTAAAGTGGGGTATTGGCCGTCACTTGTACTCACTCGGAGAAACCAAGGTAAACCTTTCAGAGCAAAGGCCAAGCTGTGAAAAGCATTACTTGGTTGTTGCAAGTAAGCGTGGTGAGAAAACAAAGTACGGTGTTGCACCTTCTATTCAGAAGATTCAATCGCATTTATACCCAAAGGGTAGGGTGCTGGAGTCTATTCGCAATGTCTTACGTAAAGAGAAGGTCGATGTAAGTGACATCCCACTGATACTTGAGGCTGCGACAGCCAATGTGGTTGATGGAAAGGTAACAGTTGAGGGCATCAAACAATGCAATCCAAATGCGATGGAAGAACAAAGACTAATCGAACTTTCCAATAGGCTGAAGCTTTGGAGCAATACAGGTCAGTTTTCTAAGCAAATCTCTGACTACATCTCTGCTGTTCAAGGAGGTGAGTGATGGCAGCCAATACAAAGGAAAACAGAGATCAAGTAGCCAGTGAGATTGTAGAGGAGTGTAAACACAACACCGCCATCAAGGCTTACGTTGTGAAGGTTCTCTCTAATACATGGAATGCAGATGACGATAGCTGGAACTATGCATCAGATGAGTTGATGGGTCAGATCCACGGCGAACCTTTTGGAGGTGAGTGGGAGCTTTTAGATTCAGATACAGCGGGGCTTTCGTGGTACGAGTTGTGCGTCCTGAACACTGCTATACGCAGGATGCGGACTAGGGAGCGTAAAGGTTACAAGCGCTACAAGGACAAATGGGGCGAGGATGTTCGCGAAACCTATTTGCAGTGCTACGAGACTAAGCTCGAACTGCTTGACTCAATAGCGGCAACCCTAAAGCGTTTCGAGAAGCGACTTAAGCGGCACTACGGATTGGATGCCACCGAAGCCTACCATACAGAAGAGTCTCAAAAGCTACGCGCAGACAAGGTTGTAGTGCTTTCAATAAGCAAAGGAGGTGAGTGATGGATGAGCCACTAAAGATTGTTTTGGTCGGAAACATAGTAGACGGGTTTGAGGCGCATGGCCCC